CTCGAGCTGCCCCCGCTGCGTCGGGGCCCCGAAACGGTCTCGGGAAGCAAGGCGGGCCCTACGCCACCATGCTTGCAGGAAATATCTCAGATGGATTTATGGTAATGTCAATGCCTGCATCGAAACAATCCATAGCCAAATAGGCTTTCTCCATCTCATCATCTCGCATGTATGCTTTCAGGACGGCATCTCCCGCCCTGGTCGGAGGCCTTTCCAACAAGTCTGCTAAGTCAACGGGCAAATCAGGCACGTACTCACCAAACAATTGGTACTGGGACTCCCGGTCCAATTGGACCATCGTTCCCTTGCACAGAGTCAACCACGAACGCGCAATTGCTGCGTAGTATCTCTGCATAAGGGCACACTCTTTGTTCATTTCGGCGCGCGCGGCGAACATCCCGGCACAAAGCTCGGGCGTCACGTCCTTCGCGAGCGTCCACGCTGATCCAACGATCCCTCGTTTGACTTCCGGAATTGGAGTAGTCAGCGTCCCGTCGGCAAGTCTCATTGCTTCGACGCCGACGAAGATCACCTTATCTCCAACGCCGCGCTCAAATATCTTCATATTGAACCCGACAGAAAGCCAATCTGCCTCGATTGCCTCCAACGTTTTCGTGGAGGTTGTCCTTACGAATGAATCGTCGCCTTCATAACGTGGTACAAAGAGCGCGTTCTTGCCCAACGACTTGAACTCTTTCCGCTTGGGATTTTTCACCCAATCAGCGGGCGTGTCCAGTATGACTGCAGACCAGATGATGGCATTGATGATAAAGTTGCCTATAGAGGTGAGACCATCACCGGACATTCGAGTGTTCTTCATCACAAGAGACGCAACAGCTCCGCCTTTAGTGAAAGGCATTGCTATTTTCTTCTTGCTTCTGGCTTTCGCGTCCGATGCCCACCAATGTTCGAGCACTTCACATGCCATGCCGCCGGCGAATAACACCTCAGCAACGTCAAACAACATCCTGTTTTCGGAAATCGCTTTGAGCTCAGGGGAAATGGTGGCGTCCCACGCCGATCCGTCCCCTTCGAGCAACCGTTCTGTAAGGCTTACACCGCCGAACGCCTCTCTAACGGCGTCCATCTTTGGTTTGTGTTTGATGCTGTTGTCGACGAAATGACCAATTATCAAATCCTCAAAACACTTAGTGACAACCTTCATGCAAATCTGAGCCTCAGGCCCACAATTCGCTATGATTCTGGGCCTGTGGCCCTTACTCGGGTTGAAATCCAGCACCTCAGGCTTTATCTGTGCCTTGTACACTGTCCGCACGTCTACCCCTTGCTTGGCAAGGTTGTCGTAGGCGCGGTGGAACAATTCCTTGCTCCACTTCTTTGAGCATAACTCCGCCAACTCACAGTTCTCAGCCTGGTCTTTCCAAGCCAAGATTGCATCTGGAGTCAAAACGGTGCGTTGGAGCTCGTTCACCACTTCCGTAATCCTGCGGCGTAAGGCCTTGGACGGTTTAAATGGGGGCTGCTTGCCCTCTATCCGAGAGGCCGCAGCTGCTTGCAGCGCCGCAACGCTGTTCCCATAATGCACTGGGTTGCCCGCCGAAGGCCCGACTTGCGTAGCAATGCCGGATGTGATGGCTCCGTCGATGATGGCAACGACCTCGACGTTGGTCGCCCGCACCTCCTGGGACTCTGGGAGAGTCGCCTCCAATGTGCCACCATCAGGCTCCGCAGGAGCCTGAGTGGTAGTGCTTTGCGTGAGGCCCACGCCTGGCTTGGCCACCTTGTTGCTAGGCGGCAAAGCCAACCCCGGTACCGGGGCGGGAGGTGATTCCTCCGGCGGCGTGTCGTCTCCCGGAGCCGGGGCTCCAGGGGGTGGTTTTTGGGATGGCATAGGCGTGTACGGCCTAGGCCCACCTCTCCCGTTCCAAACAATCCACGCGGTGCGCTCCGTTTGGGGTTTAGTCCAACAGTTGCGACACGTGGTTTGCTGCACGTGATGGTGATCCATGATGTGAGACAACGCGTATGGAAGAACGCGCATCAAACCCATCCGATGATAGTGGTCGGCAACGTCGGTCAACTTAGCGTGGACCGATGTGTTTACAATTTTGTCTGAACAAGCTGATAAGGCAGCGGTAATCTTCACGAGTGGCTCTCTAGGTACATAGCACAGCTGCAAATCGCGCGGTGTGTCCCCAGCGCGAAGGCACCTGGGAAGGATCTTATGTATCTTTCGGCAACACGAATCTGGATTACACCTCTGGCACCAGCTGTCCGCACGGTATTGTATCTCGACCATATCCGGCTGTTTGTCGCCCCTGGCCGCCCACAAGACATGCATTGCATCGCAAGTCAGGCAGAGGGGGGTCTCGCTCCTCAGAATGGAGGAATACATTTCTCTTGTTTCGCTTAAGCTTAGAGCAAAAGGCGCGCCGGAGGGCGAAGTGCTTCTCCCAACACTCACGGGGTAGCCAGTCTCAGTAATCGTGCGCGGATCACCT